CAGACATTACCCCTGCGCCTGCAGCTCCAGTAGTAGGAGTTCCGCCATCTACTATGATTTCGGATGAACCTCCATTTAGTGTAAACTGTACGGTATGCCATGTGCTGTCTGCAGCTGTTGCTGTGAGTGAAGCACCAGCATATAGTAGAAGCATATTTGTACTGTTAGCAAAATCAAAAGCAGCCAGCCCATTGATATCGCCAAAGACACCGCTTGTACTTGTAAAATTCCCCGTACGGTCAACTACTTGTGCTACAAAGTTTGGCTGAGAAGCAGGACTGGCAAGAGCGGGCGTTTTTAGAGCCTGACTTCCACTTCCTTGCATACAATATCGACCGCCCACACAAGATAGAGAAAGAGTAGGCCGGTTTGCCTCTGTAGCCTCGATCGCGTCGCATTCTGCTGGCACACCATTATCACACGAAGTAAGACCAGCCTGATCATAGAGAGTTTGGACTGTGCAGCTAACTGCGCAGGTTGTTGCTAGTGGGGTGATGGTTTCGTTGATCCCACCGCCTATTGAACACGTAAGCAATGTGTGTAGGGCATCTGAAGGCGAATAGATGTCTGCGACATTTCCAGTGTAGGCTGCAGTGTAGCAGCGCAAACCCCACCAAGCTATTGCACCGGGGATGATGTCGCCGGGGCCTTGGTAGGCAGCGGCTCCACCGAAGCCCCCACCAACTCCAGTCATAGATAACTGTGCGCGGGGCCTCTGTTCAAGACAGAGAATACCAACGATCAGCAGAGCTACAGATAGAATGTAGCGCATCACTTCCAATCCAGATTCACAAGGAACGTCGAGGCGGCTGGTGCTGTCGTGTCGGCATCGGTGATGCCGGTAGTGACGCAGTAGGTGATGCCAGTTCCAAAGGCAATTCCGATATCGCCAAACGAAATATTAGAGCCAGCACCGTTGGCAGCAGTTGAGGCTGCTGGGATCATCAGACGCTTGACTGGAGTACCAGACCCGCATGTTGCAGATGTGGCGTTGTAAATTTTCAAATAGGCTGGCGCAGAGCCAATGCCATACATCTGAACGCCATAGAGCGTCCCGGCACTGGCCTTTACAACGACTGCTGTGGTGTTGTTGGCAGCAATGTTTCCAGTTGTGGATGAGCCGCCCGTCGTGCCAGCGATTGTTTGAACGGCATTGGTTGTGCCTGGGGTAGTCTGATCAATACTGACTTTGCCAATGATCGCTGATCCAGCTGGAATGGCCGAGCCTGTGTTGGTTGCGATCGTGCCAAGCTGTGAGGTCACCAATCGGAGTTTGGCCGAAACGGTTCCGGTGCTGCCTGCTGTTGCTGCTGCATCGGCATTGGCACCTTGGGTGACATCAGCCCCATCGGCAACTGTGACAGCACCACCACCAGCACCACCAGCAGTTACATTAACGCGCAAGGCACCCGTTGTGTCCAAACTGAGGGGACTGGATTGGGCAGTTGTGTAGCTTGGTGAAGCTGTTGTAACTGCACCCATGGCAAGGTTGCCCGTTTGACCGCTCGTGGTTGAGCCCTGTGCCAAAGTTAGACTACCCAATTGTGTGGTCATCAATCGTAGTTTGGCTGAGAGAGTTCCAGTACCGCCAGCTGTGGAAGCTGCATCGGCAACTGCGCCGAGATCAACCATAGCGCCAGAAGCAACCGAACCGGATGCCAGAGCACCAGAAGCGAACGCGCCCGAAGCAACCGAACCTGATGAGAGCGCGCCCGAGGCATATGATCCTGAGGCGGCTGTGATCGCGCCACCACCGCCCGACGAACCGCCACCCCCACCACCCGTTCCAGTTGGTAGGCCCGACCCACCAACCATATTTACAGTAGTTGTAGATGTTCCTGTTATGCAAGTCAGTTGTGTAGCGCCACCAACCGTAAAGGCAAACCAGCCACCATTAGGAGCCAATGGCTGATCACTGGTGGTTGCAGTCGCGCCCAGTTTGCAATAGGCAAGATTGGTGGTCCCAACATTAGAAGCAACCACAACCGCACCAGATGGCAATGTTCCTGTTACGCCACCCGTCGTTACCGAGATTGGTGTACCAGTTGTTGGACTGGCACCTGGAAAGCCAGTGATTGAGGCAGTTGCTGTGACTGATGCATCAACTTGGACTTTGCCCGCATTAGTGCATTGGACCCAGCCAGCTTGGCCATCAGTCAGAGTGACTGGAGATGCATTGTATGCACATGCAATGGGAACTGGCGGCCCAGGTTGTGGGAGGACCTGAGCCACCAATGGGGCGAGGCCAATGCCACCCAGGACAAGGCCAGATGCGATGATAAGCGATGTCCTGAGTTTCATCAGCGTGGTCCTTACTTTTTGTCTTCGGGCGGGGAGAACATTGGTTTGGGTTTGGAGTCTGGCTCATTCACCATGGGTCTTTTGTAGTGATCATCGAGCCCAGGCCTTGGAGCGCCTGGCGGAAGAACCTTGGCCTCTGAGCCCGTACCCTGTACTGGAATCGCCTTGGTCGGATCGCGTTCGGGCGCGGTCGTTCCAAAGTAGTCCGAGTACAACTTTTTGGCCTCATCATCGAGTGGGGTCATCTGTCGTGAGGGCGGGCGCGGGGAACCCTTTTTGGCCACACCACCCCTGCCATCATCAGTGTCCTGCACATAGCGATAGGCGATGCTGCCAGAATCATCTCCAATGACGGTTCCAGGTTCCAGCAACATATCATCGATGTAGTGTTGAGCGTCGAGTCGATATTGCATGTTCGCTATTCCTCAGTCCAGGTGAGCGAGCCATTCCAAACAGAGGCATTAGTGACTGTAACGCCCTGGATGTTGGCGCAGATTTGCATTGCAGCTCCAGTCAAGGTTGGTGGCTGCAATAGATTGGCATTGTCTCTGGCATAGTCGAAGACCAAGGGCACAATGATAGCTGCAGTTGTTACTACTGGCATGGTCAACGAAGCTGCATCCAAGTAGGTTGGGGCAGTGTCGGTGATAGTTGGATTGGCCACATAGGAGATGAGTGTGGCACTGGCTGCTGCATTGGTGGCCGAGCGGCTCATGATCTGAGTCGTCGTGCCAGGGTTGGCAGTGGTTGAGGCTGCCGTTCCACCTGTATCAGCCACCGTTCGTTTCAGTAGAACAACTGGCAGTGATTGTACTGCAGTTGCTGTGGTTCCAGAGATCTTGAGACTCTGAAGTTTCACAGTTTTGGTCGCCGAACCGGCGATACAGATCACATCGGTTCCAGATGTGACTGGCACGAGTCCAACGAATGCCGATGAGTATGTGGTTTTGCCTTGATAGTTGGACAGCACACCGACCTGTGGAACTGTATTGACCTGTGCGTGAATGGAAGTGGCCACGAGGGCCACTCCAACCAGGGCAGAGGAGAGGAGCAGAAGTTTTTTCATGGGTTCTGTTCCTTAGTTGGTGATGTAGATACCGGCAGGATAGTTGATCGAGTCCTGACGGTCGAGAACGAGTGCAGAGGTTACTGCACCGGGCGTGAAGTGCAGCGAGCCCATTACGTAGGCGAGGCGCAGATAGCGAGGCTGGGGATCATTACCAAGGCTATTCCAGAGGCCGTTGGCAGGCCAATCGATCGGGAACAGCTTGGCATTCACGACCAGCTCAGCAGCAGCATAGGCCCTTGATTCAGCATATACCGTATATGTTGAATTGTCGGTCGAGCCCTGAGCCTGGATTGTCAGAGTTCCAGAGTCCGTTGTCGTGAAGGCCGTTGTGATGAAGCAGGCAATCTTCAATGCCGGGTCATCACCAACGCCCATGTTGCGCGCATTGAGCAAGTCAATCACGTTTGTGCTTGCGATGGTTCCCGTGGTCAGGTTTTGAGCCGACGAGAACAGAAGGAGTCCGTCCATGATCATGATGTATGTTCCTTGGTTTGGGTTTCACTCATAGGCTGATGTCTATTCATCAAGTCACCCGTGCTTCGGCGTTGGTGATAGCATCAACCGTGCGGATCGGGATCCCAAGGAAGGTAGTCACGGGACGACCAGCAAATTGCTCAATTTGAAGCAAGACGTTGGTTTTGTTCACAGCCTGTAGATGGAGGAAGGTCTTCACAGTGCGGTTGCAGTAGATGACCGTTCGGCCCATCGCACCCTGGATCGAGGGTGCATCAGAGGTTTGGGTCGTCGTTTGCATTGGGCTCGTCGTAGGGAGTCTATTGAAGGCCCGAATCAGAGCATTGATGATGTTGGCCGCATTCACAGTCGACAGATCCGAGACGTCAATATTGCAAATGCGAACATTGTAGCGCCAGTCTCTGACGCACATGCCAAGTTCCCATTTGAAGTGATCCACCCAGGCCCAGAAGTAGGCACCGGTGGCGAAGGTCTGGGTTACGTCTTGGACACGTTGTTTGCCCATGTCGGTGTGTTGGAGGCCCGCATTCGAACCCTTGGGGAAGATGCATGTGGTTGTGTCCGCGCCCCAGGTGACAACCCAGATCGAGGTGTTGTCAGCGCCAACGCCCTGAGCATCGATCACATTGTAGGCAGTCAGGGCAGAGGTTGTGGTCACGGTGTTGTATCGAGGAGCGAGGCCTGTGAACCGCTCTGGGTTGACTGCTGTACTGCCATAGATGAGGGTTGAGGCCATCTGTTGGTTCATACCTTCGAGGAACGCACGGCTCTCCGAGAGTCTGAACTCTGCTGAGTCACCATTGAGTTTGGCAACATCAACATCGAGCTGAGATTCGGCTTCCAGATTGCCACACGTATCGACAATCTGAGCCGTGGTGCTCTTCGTAGGAACGATACCATAGTTGAGCAAGCGCCAAGTTGCCGTGGGCAAGCCAGTTCGAATGGTGGTCTTGTGGCCTGTAACGAGATTCCCCTGGATTGCGAGCATGTCCAAGAGGATTTCGTTTGATTGTGACAGAATCTCTACGATCCTGGCAATCTTCATCTGCCCATTTTCATCATCAACGCGCTTCGCCCAATCGGCGTAGGTGAGCGCGCCCGTGCCTAGTACGGCCATATCATGAGTCCTTTTGATTCATGGACGGGTAGAAGATCTCAGCGACGGATTTTTCCTTGCCGCTGGGAGGCCCGCCCGCAACGTGGCTTCCCTCAGTCAGAGCCTTAGCCATCACGGCTAGACCCCTGATGAAAGCTGGATTGTTTCCAACACCAGTAATATCGAGTGATTGGCGGAACGCCGAAGCCACTGTGGGCCCCATTGTGTCAATCGCCTTCGATATCATCTGTTTTGTGGGTTCAAACTTGGATCCGCCGATCTCAGGATCGGCTTTCACCTCATTGACCCACTTCTCGTTAGTGTCGGTCCAGGCTTTGGTATAGGACTCGCCTACCGTTTTCATGGCCGAGTTGTAGAGGTCGAGCATCTTGGTTCCGCGTTCAGAAGGAGACAGTTTGTCATCATTCACAATCGCGGCGTAGTCACTCAGAGTTTTTTCATCAACTGAAGCCCCCTCTGGTGCTTTGTATGTCTTGGGATCAAAAAGAGCAGCAGCCTCAGTCTTGGACTCAGCCTTTTCGCTGGCGATGGTTGGTTTGGCGTCGCCAACGGGGACCGGATCTGAGGTTGCTGGTGCAGGCGTAGGAGCCGGTTGTGCCTGTACGGGTGGAACTGGAGCTGGTGTTGCAGCTACTGCAACTGGTTCATCAGCCATGGTTATTTTCCCTCATCATCTGAAGATAGAGTTCTGGCGCGGCCGATTCGATCGCCGATCTCAGCTGCAACCCAACATTCATTTCCCCGCACGAGTGCGCCATCAAAAGTGCATCGCTCGAAAAGGGATTGGATCCAATGCGGGCGCTCAATAAGATCTCGTACATCCATTTGCGAAAGCCCTGAATTTGCATCACATTTTTGATCGTTTCGTTGCGCTCAAGTGCGGCCTGTCTGGTGTCTTTGCGTCTGCGTTCGACCTGCTTCGGGTCCGATACATCGATTTCAACTTCATCAGCCATTTACAATGGCCTTTTCAGGAGCATTAGCCTCTGCCATGCGCCTAGCGTCTGCTGGCTTCAATTCATACTGAACCATATGCCCAATCTCCTCTGAGAGATCGAGATCGCACCAAACCGAATGCCCATGCGCCAGCATCATGCGGGTGAAGATGAAATCCTCTCCATGTGTAATTCCAACCTCTTCATCTGGCTCCAGTCTGAAGTAGGGCTTCTTTAAACACTCAAAAACAGATGTCTTTACCAATAAACATCCCGTTGGAATGTGCGTCATCTCGACCAAACCAGTTCGAATATCAGGAGTTGAGCTATGACCCAGTAAATCAAAGGGAGGACCACGGCGCACGTAAGTAGCACACACAATGTCTTTCCCATGGGCCAGGAGCCGCTTTGGTGTGTCTTGGGGGAAGGTCATATCAGAGTCGAGGAACAAGATATAGTCGGGTTTTAACATTTGGGCGGCTTCAATGATTTGATTTCGGGCATTCACAATGATGGAGGAGTGACCTTTGATGAGGCCCTGTTTGCCAGGGTATTGACGGCCAATGGCCCAGATTGATTGCATGAATTCGCTGTGGCACATGGAGCCACAGGGGACACCCAGACAGATGAAGGGCCATTCTTTTTTGATGGGGATTACATCGGTCATTGTTGGGCTCCGCCGATCATAGCTTGCAATGCATTTTGGCCACCGCCAAGATCAGTCTCGGATAGTGTCTTGCCTGCCTTGGCTGCGCCCTGGCCAACATCGGTCAGATATTGCAACTTCTGTGCTTGGGCCTTCTGGGCGCGCATGGCAGCAATGACTTCTGGCGTGTTCATTAGCTTGGGATCATTGCCAAGTAATGAACTATACTCTTGAATACTTGCGTCCCAGTTGGGGACATCTAGGGCTTCTGGATGGATTGCTGCGAGGTTGCCAACGAGTTGGAATACACGTTCTATGGCAGCTGTACTGGCTGCGCTCTGGGCTGCCGCCAACATGGATGAGTATTCGACTTGGATGGGCTTGCCGTGAATCTCTGGCGGAGCCGGGGGCAGTAGACCACCTCGCATCATAATGCCGAACAGGCGGTCAATGGCGGGGTCAAGAGCTTCGGTCTGGAAGCGTTCGAGGACGGGCCCGAGCATTACCAGCTTTTCCTCACGCCGTGCATCAACCGCAGCCGCCGAGCGAGGTTCTGCCTGCAGTTCTTGAAACATCAGGAATAAGTCGTTGAAAAATATCCCCTTGATCCGTTTCTGGACCTCTGCAATGTCGGCCATCAACTCCTGGATCGGCGGTCTGAAGTTTTCATATGCTGGCTTGAAACCCGCTCCATCTTTGCGAGAAATATAAGTAACGCCACCGGGGAGAGTTGATGCTGGAGCATTTTTAAGCTCCACATCGGCAACCATTGGAGGATTCGCCAGCTTATCGATGGCTTGGGCCTTTCGACGCGTTTCTTGTTGTAATTGCTTGATATCCCCGAGCGCGTCCATGCCTGGGCCCCGCCCGTACGCATCATTTCCCGATATATCCCAGCGCGGTACAATACCGGGCCACTCATGGAAGCCTCGCTTTGAGAGGAACTCCTGCTCAGTTGGTGAACCTCGCTCCCAATAGAACTCTGCCCATGGGAACTTTTTGTTGATCCCACCTTGGCCATCATTGGCCTGGATGGCATGGCAAACAATGATTTCCTTGACCAGTCCCGTTCCGCCCATCTTGGCCAGATTCTCGACGCTCTGTGAGACCTTACCCGGCCACTCTTCTATCATCTGTGAGACGGTTCGGGTTATTTCGCGATAGAAGATATGGGCCATGCCATATTGGTCGTTGCCGCAGTAGTATTCGCCCGCGCACGGGTTGCAGCACCAGATTACATTTTCGAAGTCCTCATAGATGAGCATTGGGGCCGTTCCAAAGACGGCCAGATCGGCATAGCAGACCGCAATGCAGTTATAAAAGTTTGATTCTTGAAAAACCCGCATCATGCGGCGGCGACACTCAGTTAGCCAGATATTGACCGAGTTAACTTCGTCTTTGTCATACCCTTCGAGCGTCAAATTAAACCAGGGTCGTGTAGGGGATGTAATCCCGCTCATCATGCCAGATGCCAGCACACGAGCAGCGATCGTACCAGTAGAATCGATTATGGCACCATTGATCATGGCACCCCGATTCATCTGGTTGGGTGTGATCAGCCATCGGTAGCGACGAGGGAGAATGAATCTGGCCAACTCTGCCCAATGGGTCCACCATGAGTATCGCTCCGTGCGCAGACCGGCCAGTCTGCCTTCCAATTGCTCTCTCAATGGAAATTGTGAACTCATTGGCCTAGCAGGCTTTTCTTGGCTGTGGATAGTGGCTTGAGATCGCCCTGGGCGGATGTGAGGATTGATTGGGCGAAGCCGTACGATTGGGGTGCAGAGGCCTTGTTAATGAGAGATGTCCCGAACGAGGGTGGACTTGGAGTTGATGGGACGCTTGGCGGTGTGGGGGCTCCGCCATAGGCACTCTGAGTAGCTGGCTGATTAAAGATGCTCATATCAGTCATTCATTTTTGATTTGGGATAGAACACATCCTTGGTTGATTTCTTTTTCTTCTTACGTTGGTCGGCGTTGTTAAATTCCTTGCCAACTGATTGTGGAACTCCGGCCTTCTTCGCAAATGCCGCGTTGTGAGCCACAGCCGCCATAAAATGTGCCTGCTTCGCGGATGTACTTGGCATTACACCGTCTCCAGTGCTTTGTCGAATGGATTATACTCAGACTCGAATCTGGGCTCTTGGATTCCTTCACGACCAGCTAGAGAGTGGGGAATGACTGGGTAGGCAAAGGTCAACATGAAGGCATCGGCAATATCTGGGCTCGATAAGCCTCTTTTCTTCATATCCTCTTTGCGTTCGAGTTGAATCTCGTTCCTACCATTGAAGCCGTACTCGGGCCCGATCAGTTCTTGTTTGAATTGTTGGTCATTTGGAATACAGCCGCCTGCTCTGAGCCATTCTTTGCCCGCGCCCCACATTTCGGCGCGTTTGTTGGCATAGATGGTGCCATCACCTTCGGTTCGGAGTTGATCTGATTTGCCACCAAACTGAATATCCCAGACCGGGCATTGTAGCTGGCGCAATCTATCGACTACGCCGCCTCCGACACCACCGCCGTCCACAAAGACTGCATCGGCCCGGTATTGCAAATAAACCTGACTGACTTTGCCCGCCAGGGTCATTGTATCGACGCCCCGCAACACGATAGGAGAAATCGATCGGCCATCTCGACCTTTTCGGAAGTAGATAACAGATGCGTCGTCACCAAACCGAGCGACATCAACCCCAATGATGAAGGGGTCATGAAGGTGTACATATAGTTCCCGTTGTGCAGCTTCGTCGACGATGTTGGAGGGGATGAATTGCAATGAACCCGCTCTTGGAAACACCCCTCGAACGCGAATTCTGACAAAATCGGAATCTTCTCCATAGTCTTTGATCCATCTGTCGATCTGGCCCTTGTTGGTGATGGAAACATCTCTGGAATCTACTTGGATGGATTGCCAGCGGTGGGCGAATTTGCCGCCGGGGAAGCATTCTTTGAATCGACCTGTGTTACGAGTAGGGTTTCCACAGATGAGCCAGATGATTTGTGTGTCGGAATCAGTAAGTGCACCTTCTGTAGTCTCGAAGATGATATCTGGAATCGCAGAACCTTCATCGAAGACCACGATGATCCGTTTACCTTTGTTGTGCATTCCTGCAAAAGCTTCGGTATTTCGCTCGGACCAAGGAACGATATCAATTCGCCAAGTGTCAGCATGAGCGGGGTCCCTCGAACACAGTTTAGTAGCTGTTACCTCGAATAGACTCTTTGCTATGAATAATCGATGCCATTTGTTCAATTCTACCCAGGTTTTAGTTTTGAGCTGATTTTCGGTGTTTGCGGTTACAACCCCACGCGCGTCCTCGTAGGTTGAGATTCCCCAGAGGAGAATCCAGGCGACAAATGCAGATTTGCCAATCCCGTGACCTGAAGCTACGGCAATTTGGATAGCCTGGGTTGGGCTCAGAAGCCCGTCCCGGATCTTTTTGAGGAGTGATTCTTGCCATGGTTCGGGGCCTAGTTTGGTTTCGAGTTCGGTTGTGGGCTCGCCCCAGGGGAAGGCCCAGAGCACAAATTTGTAGGGGTCCGCACTGAGCCGTGCGAGGTCCTCTATGAGGGATGCCTGTTCGTCAGACACGTTGAACCGCCCACATTGGATCGCCTGCTCTGAACACTAGAGGGATCGGTCTGTGGTCGTTGGGCTGGCCAAGGGATCGTTTGGCTCGGGCGAGGGTGCTGGGGCCTTGGGCGCGAACGGCGCAGCCGGTGGGCTCACAGGAGCCGCTGGAACGCCACCAGGATCAGAGGCCGTTCCCTCAGCAACTGCCGTGGCCAGATCATCGGTCTGGGCAGTGAATTGGGTGGTGAGATCATTGAGCGCGCTCTGGGTGGCAGCATCAGCCGTCGTAGCGATGGTCTCAACCTCAGCCAGCAGCTTCTGAAGCAGGGCTTTGGCCGAGCCAATCACATCGGTATTCTTGGCCAGTTGATCGCGGAGTTTTTGAAAATCTACAGCCATTTGTTCCCTCAGTTGTTTGAGTTCATGGACGATTTGTGCGTGCCTGCAGCCTGACCACCGCAGCATCATTCTTTCTCGAATAGATTCTGGGTGGATAGTTCCCTCATGAGTGTTTCTGGTGAGTTGTTGGGCCGCAACTCAAGCATGGGACCTGGCTGCGGCCCATTCGGGGCAACCGAGGAGGAATCTGAGGCCCCGATACCGGCTCGCCGCCGCGCAGATTCGAGCCGGGATGCAAAGTCAACATTTACATTCACATTGACATTGCGCGATTGGGGCCCAAAGCCCGTTCGATCAGCAGCTAATGTCAATAGATCATTGAGTTCGCGGATGGTGAATTCCTCAGGGTTTTCTGTGAGTCTGGCCTGAAGCTCTTCAGCCGATAACATACTGAGAGCCGCCAACCTTTCGTGAACCGATGTAAACTGTTCTTCTACTTGGCCCCGATAATACGAGACAAGATTCTTGAACGCAGGGTCGTGTTGAATGGTGGAGATGTAAGAAGGGGAATAGCCTGTAATTGCGGACACCTCGACCTGCTTACGTCCCTCAGCGAGTAGCCGTGCAAGCGCATGATGAGTGTTTCGGATTTTAAGAACTGGATTGGCTTCGGATTCGAGACCGCCTTCTGGTACATCCCATAGTGCTCCTACATCGGCTTCGGTCAGATCGCGCGTCTTGGTCGCGTTCAATACCATTTTCTTGCGGCCCCGTGCCGGAGGCGGCTTGAACTGGATACCTATATCCATTTTGGGGCCCCAGGCCTTCTTAGTGGTGAGTCTCGATGGCTTGCATCATGAGTTGTTCGAGCCCGTAGCCGAACGCGATCATCATCAACATAAATAGTGGAATAACTGCAATCGCCCAGATTATCAGTTCGGCTTTGGTTGGCTTGTGCGATGTCATTGGATCGCTTTAGCTCCGCGAGAAGCCGCTCTTTGAAGGTGCGCCTGCTGAGCCATTCCCCAATCATTTGGTTGTCTTTGCGAATTCAGCTGCATCCAGAGCTTCCTGGGCGCGTCTCTGGAGAAAGGCAATGGACTGCTCAGGGGTTTGGTCGCCGACAAAACGCGCGCTGGCGATCTCCTGTAGGCCCTGGCGTAGGATCTCAACTTCGGTCATTTGTCCTGTATCACTTCGCCCTTGAGCCGATTAACCAATGTATTGGCGCGATGAACCAAATACTTCAGATTAGTCAGATGCTTAATTGCCTCGCTCTGTAGAAACAGCACCTCTTCGAGCAAACACTCCGCATTGTGCAGGGCCTTGCGCCGATTCCGCGCGCTGGCTTCGTGCCGAACTGGTTCCTTTTGTTTGATGGACCCGCTCACTGCTGCTTCGCCGTGCGAAGCTACAAAGCAAAAACCCGAAAGTCAACATCTGGTATTACACATTGCCCACAATACTAATGAAACGCCCATACGTATGACACCCACCCAAAACACCCGATTGAAATGCCCATACGTATAGTGTTTGGTTACACAAAATTGAGGTTGATGGTGGGCGCCACGGCCGGCCACCCCATTGGGGGGCCCACCCCCAGGTCGAGGTTTTGAAAATGGATGGTCTCGCGTTCACGCGCCGGTACCCTGGTACGCGCAGCCGCTTGGGACTGTGAGCCTGCAATCATCATCTGTATGAAACAATAATCACGGAAATGTGATTGGACATATGCAGGGGACAGGTGTATGTTGCATGTGTTCAAACAATGGAGACTGATATGATCCGTACAGCAACTGCGATCGAAGTTCTAAACTTCTATAAATCCAATGGTTATGGTATACGCATTGACAAAGACGGGTCAGTGCGCATTCTGGCAAAAGGAGGTGAATGGATTGATTGTCAACCTATTGGTGAATATCAAATGCAGAATGGTAAGCTCGGACTTTGGGGGGATCAATCATGAAACAATATTCATTTAGCATCACATTGTTGACGACCCTCAAAATTGAAGCGGCCAGTCGTGACGAGGCAATCCGCATAATTCGCGGAATATGCCACGGCGGCAAGATTGTTGTGACTGAAGACGCAGACAATATGGATTGTTTAGAAGGCGTTTGTGACATTGAAGGCGGACTTGATTTTATTGGGGAGGATTGAAAAATGAGCTGGCTTTAGGTGTATATTGCGCGTGTTCAAACAATGGAGAAATCAGATGAACGACCAAATGCGCGAATATCTGGCAAAAACAGCACAAGCTGACAAGGAGCGCAATCAGCGCATTTTGCAGCAATGTCGCCAGAATCTGATCAGGTACAAAATTTTCGCCAATGAAATGGAGAATGAAAAATGAGCTGGCTTTTTGGATTTGAAGTTGCCGCAATGTCGGGCGTGATTTTGTGGCTTTCGCTTGGATTGATTTGTTCCAAATTCGCGGACAGGTTGGATTTGGATTGAAAAGAAGCTTTTGGTTGTGAGAACTTGGCTCGCACATTCGTTTGTGTGGGCCATTTTCTTAGCTGACACGAAATGTCAACTAGTCAAATGCCATCGCCTTTAGTGAAATCCTGCCCTCTTTAAAGAGTTTTTTTTTTTTTTTTTTTTTTTTCAGTAGAAATAGCAGGGCTCACAACCTAGGGTTAGTGAACGCGTGAAGGCGATGGCATATCACTAGGAGACGTTGACGCACGGCTATCAATATGCTAGAGACATAATCAGGTGTTAACATGTGCCATCAATAAGGCCCATGCCACCACAACCATAGGAGGATTAGCTATGACCGCGCGCAACCCAAACAATAATCCAACAGATCGCATTCTGAGGCTTCTGGCAGAAATCGATGAACTATCAGCTGCATATGATGATTTGTATCGGGGCGTACAGCATTATGGCATTTCTCTTCCCAATATCATGCCCAAGCCTTCATTGATTGAATTTCGCCTGGAGCTACAACGCCAAGGCAATACCTATATGAGAACGCGCCCAAATGTGATCCGAGCGCGCGAGCGCATGAGGCACATACGCGATAGAGACGCAATGCAAGATGAAAAGGATGAACCGCGCATTCGCATACGCCATCGCCAGCCAATCCCGCAAAAGCGTAACAATCCAGTAATGGTTGATAGTCCCAACTCAGAATATAACATGCCTCATGATATGCCCTATCATATTGATGATGAGCTAGCGAAACAGATCGCCGAAGATAACAAAATGATGGCGGAGGAGAAGCTCGCGAAACAAAAGCTTATTGATGATATCATTCGCAAAAATCCAGCTGTTATAATGCCAGAGCATATCGTAGCCGGGAATGATTATAAACCGCCGAAAGATTTATTTTCAAAAAACAAACCAGATGCACCACAGGAGGATTGACAGCCGCATTTTATTAGTGTACCCATACAATGCACGCTCAATTAATGGAGAAATCAAATGACAAATCACAGACGCTCATTCAAATCCCGTGAAGCCGCAGAGGATTATCAAATGCTATCCTCAATCGATCCCGCATACTGCGTCTTGCACCATGCCAATCGCGGGTCTATCTTTGTTCGCGATCCAGTTTATAAAGCCGCTGGTCGAGTACATGTATATTCATACAAAGCCAAACGCCGCGATGGGCAAATGGGTACATTCTATGCCTCTTATGTAGGGGCATAGAATGAAATTCTATCAGGTGCATATATTACATGATGCCGGGACCAGTGTTATGTTTAAATACTACACCCGTAAAAATGATGCACAAAAGGCAGTCGATGCTTGGAATGAAGATCACAATGGCGATAGTCATGATGCCACAATAGATATGATCGAGATCGAGCCAACAAAATTGGGCATCTTGAGAGCACTAAATCGCTATGCGAGTCATGCTGATAATGGATGATATGCACAATGCACGGTCAAACCAAATGGAGCAAACAAAATGGGCAAATCAATCGCACAATCACTCGCCATTCGTGATCGCGCCTTGCTATCACTGAAAGACTGTATGAGCGCGCATACACAGTTTGGTTCAACAAGCGCTAGACTAGAAGAAAATAGACATGCGATATTGAAGCAATATAATGTGGACAAATATCCCCATTGGGTAAGATCATATCTAGATGGATATTGGCGTTGTCTGATTGACCATGCCTATCGCCATGAACTAGTCTTTGGCGGTATGGTGGACGGGAAATTCTATTCAACATATTCTGATCGGGAAGATTATTATGAGAAGAATGGAATTGAGCCGAGTGCATTTGCTGATAATGGGTTAGTAACTAATCGTGGTCATTATTGGCGCGGCGATCCAACTAAGCCATTCTTTGTGAGTTGATAGGTCACACACACAAAATGGAGCACTCAGTCATGACAAATCATCAAGTCATAGAATATCTAACAAATGCTGGCATCACACACAATGACGCAGTGGCATTACGCAGGATCAGCATGACGCTTCACAATTGGCATGAACTTGAATGCGGCATGAGTAATGATTTCTGTTCCTACTCAATCGTCCGCGGTCATATGTCCAACGGGACATTTGTATATGATGAAAAAGGCAAACCCTACCGCGAACGCATCGGGCATCGGGAGGGCCGCACGCATTATAGCCCAATATCAGACCTCGAACGCGGTGCACTCAAGAGACTCAATAAGATAATAACCAAATATCCGGGCTTCAGCCCATACATCCAAACCGATCCCAGAGGAGCCTCATTGTACATAATGCGTCCAAATGATGTTCCAGAGGGTTCAGAGGTTGATAGTTGTTATAATCGCGGAATTGCAGTTTACAAATGATGGAGAATGAAAAATGCCAAGGGCAGTTGAGAATAATCCAACAGAGCGCATTCAGAGGCTCATCGTGGAAATGGGCGAGCTGGTGGCCATTGTACAGAGCGAAGCGCCAGCACTATTGCCTAGGCTTCCCAATTATGAGTCCGAGCGCGTTCGTCAGACTCTCACGTATCGAAGGAACGTGAACCGGACTCGGCCAGCTGGCACGGCCACAGATTTGATCATGCGAGAGTGCCTAGAACAAATCGGGGCCAGTTATGGGCCAGGGCCAGAGGCCAATTTGTTTGAAAAAATCAAGCCTCCCAACGGCTGATCACAGAAATGTGATTGGACATTGGGGCAATATTACCCCAATCTCCAGACCCTAGCCAAATCTAGCGAACGCAATTCGCACTCGTGTCAGGCGATCAAAATGCAAATGGAGAACCAATATGAACTCAACTACTGCTGTAAATATACTTGGCATAAATCGCCAACGCGATAATGATCTCAGACCTATGATAATGGCCCTCAATTCTCATTCCTGGCTCAACACTCCTGAGGAAACAGAACGCTTACAAGCTGCGCGTTGGGCTTTGCGTAATTGGGTTGATTATCAGGTTGAATGTAAGCGTCGGCGTCGGGGATATTCCCAATGACCCGCACCATCAATGATCTTCAATGGGATATCGAGTCCCCATCATTCTATAAGCTCGCGAATTGCGATATTCGATTGGTGTTTGATGGCGCGCGATGGTGGCTCTATTCGCGCAAGCGATCGGGCGGGTCAATGCATTTCGAATCAAGGGCCAAGGCAATTGAATGGCTAGGCCAGGAAATCCAAACCAAAGCATCAGCCGCCCTGACGTGATGCTTGGACCCCGTGCGAGCAATAGATCCAGATGCAACTAGATCGATGCCTGATGTCTAGGATCGCACGGGGCATTTTTTCAATCTGCATCTTCGCGATGCTATTCCCATTCTTGGTATTGTTCATTCTCATGTGTGATGGCCCAGAATGGAAACAAACGGAGGACAATCATGACAATACTGGCAATCGTAGGGGCTAGGTTTAGACCGCCAGCCCAGCAGGTTTTGGAGAATCTCTCATCAGGCACCAAGCTTCTATTGAAGCGCCAACCAGACAATCCCTATGACTCAAATGCAGTTCAAGTCCTATTGTCATTGGAAGAGAACCATGGCGATACAGTATCGAGCCTTCTATTGGCCTCTGACATTCCATTCGAAGAACCCCTTCATTTGGGGTTCATTCCAAGGGCAGACGCAGAGACAATAGCTCCCATAATGGATCAGCAGTATTTGAACGGCGACGGAGATGGTGTAAGTGAGTGGTCGGGCACCCTGACATTCCTGCTATCTGGCCAGCCCGCAATCTCATTTGTCAAACCAGAGTAGGGTCAATGGCACAAATCGACGAATCAACCGTGTTTAGACAATTGAATGACTCACTGGATATGGCAGCTTCGAGCGCGCGCCAATTGGTTTTGTTGCGCGATGATATCAGATGGGACACAATCGCCAATCTTTTGATTGAAATGAAAAGCAAGACTTTTGAATTGCGTTTGAGATCATTGCAATCAACAGATCGAGAGGTCAAAAAATGATTTGGACAGTCAGCGGGATCATTGCTCCGGTAACTGGCGCACAGACGCCCAGCGGCGCAACGTGGGGCCTGGACGGTGGCAACTACTTTGGCGGCGGGTCATTGGCTGGCCAATCCTATTCGGTGACTTGGACGGCCAACGATTGTGAGTGCATTGGAACGCCGAACTTTGGTCCCCTAGCCAACCACTATCCAAATGCTAATCCCATCAGCGATGTCTCGATCACAATCAATGGTCACACGTATGATTTCGGCGGCCAAGGTTGGTATGGGGAATTTTATCTGAACGGGCCCAATATCATTCAACAAACCGGCTATCTCGATGGCGGTTCATTCATTTCCACAAGCGTTGGATTCGCCCAGACCCCCGGTGTGTTAGGCGAGTTCGAGATCATTAATAATGCCAATTACACAACACAGATGACCAGTGGCATTTTCATGGCCCCCACGCAAACATTCAATTCTCTGGCAGCTGTACCTGGGCCAATCCTTGGCGCTGGCTGGCCCGCTCTTGTGTTCATCGGACTATTTCTATGGAATCGCAGGCGGGCCCAAGCATGAGATCACTATTGCTTGGGTGTGGCAATTCACGGGTCAGAAAGGTTTCGCTAACTGCCATGAGCGAATGGGCGGGCGATCTCAGGACATTGGACATGGACCCAGAGTGCGGCGCAGATGTCATCTGGAATCTTGAGAAACTCCCCTTGCCATTCATGTCAAATGATTGGGACGAACTCGGTGCATATGATGTGCTTGAGCACTTCGGTCAGCAAGGCGATTGGAAAGCCTGGTTTGACTTTATGGGTGAGTGCCATCGCATTTTGAAAGTGGACGGATTGTTTGGAATCATCGTCCCCATTGGAATGGACGCGTTCGCAGACCCCGGACACACAAGATTCTTTGGTGCCAATCACTTCTGGATGCTCAATCAGAAATGGTATGCAGTCCAACTCGAAAAGGGCCTTCAAGTAACTGACTATCGTTGGTATTGGAAGCAGAACTTTGACATCATTGCTGCCAATCAAATGGGCGATCATCATTTGGCATTTATGTTGAGGAAGACATGATCACTAAATATGTATGTCTGAGTTGCCTAGCCGAACTCTCGCCGAGCGCGCAGATGTATTCATCAGTGAAGCACAGGGTTTGCAATTTCTTGACCATGCATCGATCGCATGAGCGGCCCCCAACCGTGTCATTGGCCGTTGAGAGTCCCGATGCCCAAACCATGCACTTCGAGGAGCCAACACATCCAACGTGGTTCCATTGTGAGCTTTGCAATCGATATGGTTGGACCTTTCCATACCAAGGCACATCCAAATGAAAATGACCGATGCAGAGTTGATACTGAAGCTCCGCCACGCAGCCAGCATTTGGTTCGCCAAGGACAACATCTTGTTATTAGAGGAGGTTTTGCGCAGATGGAAAATGGCCCAGATAGCAATGCCAGCCCACGCGGTCTCAGACAACATACCAGAAGAGGACCAATCATGAATGATGAAGTGCGCGAGGAAAAGTTGGCCGGTCTCACGGACGAAGTGCGCAGGGCAATTGAATCAATCAAAGGCCCGAGCACAACTTCAGCGTTGGCCAATCGGCAGGTCGGCAATGTAGACCTGATCGAGTCCAATATCCTGGAAAAAATCAAAGCCTCGCGTCAAATGTTGGACAAACTCGAATCCGTCGTTGCTGAGCGCGCCAACCAAGTCCGCGACAAAATCTCCGACTTCACCGAGATTGCCAATACCACGATCAATGCAACTGAGTCACTCTCACACACAATCGATGTGATGTTGTCGCACGAACTAAAGCCACTATGAAGATCACGTCCGAGCGCTCAGTCTATCTATTGATGTGTGCGGCCCTCAAGAACGGGACTCAAACTGTGTCGTTTGAACGGGCCCAGGACGCGATCACTTGGAGACATGCATGTTATAAGATGCGTCGGTTTCTTGGAGCTACTGGCCAAGCCCAATTCAATCCCTTGCGGTTCAAGATCTCTGGAAATGATCTCATAGTGGAGCGAAAAGATGCCCAAATATAGGTTTACTGCGCACATTGATTGGGACGAGGAAATGGAAGCTGAGGATCTCAGGGGCATCTTCTACGACAGCACCGATGATGCAGCTGATCTGAAGGCCGCTCTTCGGGATTGGTTATCTGATCGCAAGCGCGCGATCACCAATGATCTCAAGAACATTCCTGATGATGCATCTGTTGTAATAGAAGTTGATGAAATTGGCCAATGATACATACGTATGATGTTGACACAACCATTTGTAATGGTTAGGTTTATCAATTCCACCCATCACAACTGAGGAGTAAAACCAATGGTAGATGTTACACAGGAAACGCCCCACATCGAGTATACGATTCAGGGGCTCAATTTTAGTGCGCCGCAGCCATTCAAGATTGGGCATGTGTTGACTGAGGGCGAGGCAGAGCAGTTGAATCAGGATTTGGCAGCTAATCTGAGGAACAATTTTGCGGCCAAGATCAGATCAAGGTTGAAGGCCCATAAGAAGGCCAATAATTTGGCCGACGATGCAGATGTGGCAACCACAGTCTTGGACAAGCCCGCTTTGGACAAAGAATTTGCCGACTATGCATCCAAATACCAATTTGGAATGGCCCGAGCGCCAGCCCAACCGAAGCCAGCCAAGCCAGAGGTCAATCCAGTTGATAAGGTTGCAGCCAAGGTGGCCTGGGAAAAGATCAGCGAACAACTCAGAGCACGGGGCATTCGAGTTAACACCGTTGATAAGGCCAAGCGCAATGAATTGATCGGGCAGGCCCTCAGCCAGTATCCAGCAATCAGGGCTGAGGCCGAGCGCCGGGTCCAGGCATCAAACCAAATCGCGCTCGATGCCGCTCCAACCGCACAGGCCGCAGAGTAGTTTTGGTTGGCGGGTTTATCTCCATTTTCCCGCCTGCCAAATGTCCCCGCCAATGAACAGTGAACCAAATTGGTTAGAACTCATGTACGAGGCCCTGGCATCGCCCTTTGGTATTGTCATCGCAGTTGATGATCCCGAACGGGTGAAGCAGGCATTGTACAGGGCCCGATCCAAGTCCGGCGAACCATCATTGGCGGGGCTCCAAATCCGAGTCTCGCCCATCTGTCCAAACGAAGAACTCTGGATCGTAAAGGCCAATCCCAATGACATATGATAGCTGGAAGGCCCACAATCCCATCGATGATTGCTGTGAGTTCTGCGGCGCAGGCCCCAATCACAAGGGCTGGCGACCAGACAGTTGCACCGGAGAGTGTGGCCTGCAGTGGCGCGATCCAGATGCAGAGTATGATCGAATGAGGGATGAACGGCTGTGAATAGGCGTGCCAGAATCGAACTCGAACGCCGGGAAATGTTGTTCTATCGAGGCGATTGGGACAAGTTGAAGCTATTGCTAGGACGCCGAATCCCCCCAACCGAATTCATCCGAGACCTCCTCCACCGCGCAATCAAACAAATGGAAACCAATCAAAATGTCAGAGCCAGAATCCCCACTCAGCCAGGTCCAACCGAATAGTCTCGAAGAGTTATTCAATCAGGACCCATCCATCTGGTCGGGCCCGGATGATCCAAGATGTGTGCAGATTGTCAATGCGTTTCGTGCCGAACGCCTTCGTTGGGGCCAAGAACAAAAAGTTGCCAAGTCCAAGCCAACGAATGGCAAAAAAGCTAGTCCAAATTTGAGTCTCGATGATCTGAACTTGGATGATGTTCTATGAACACATCCTTTTCATCCAAACTGCCAACCCTACAATATGCCTGGGACAGTACGTCTCTAACTGCGCTCAAGACCTGCCCACGCATGTATGAATATAGCATCGTTCGTGGGTATGAGCCCAAGCAGAGATCATTCCATCTTACATTCGGGATTGCCTACCATGAAGCCCTAGAGATATACGATCACCGACGATCCGAAGGACTCACTCACGATTACGCGGTACGGGCCGCAGTTTGGCATACGCTTACGAAGACCTGGGATCAGAAACTCCAAAGACCTTGGAACTCCGGCGATCAATACAAAAATCGCTTCACTCTGGTTAGGACTATCGTTTGGTATCTTGATCATTTTGCTGACGATCCCATTCGCACTATTCAACTCGCCAATGGCCGCCCTGCTGTCGAGCTATCTTTCAGGTATGAGTTTCCTCATCGGTTTGGGACTGGCGAAGCCGCTATCGCGTGCGGGCATCTGGATCGACTCGGAGAAATAGGTGGTGGGGTCTGGGTCATTGATCGCAAAACCACCAAACACGAACTCAATTCCAGATACTTCGAACAATACAGCCCCGACAACCAGATGTCCTGGTACACATTGGCTGGCAAAATCATCGGCGAAACACCCGTCCAAGGAGTCATCCTCGATGCCGCTCAAATACTCGTTGGTTCTAGTCGATTTCAACGGCAGCCGATCTCGCGCACACAATCTCAGCTTGACGAGTTTATTAGAGATATTAGTTCCTATCTTGAAAGAGCCGAACAATACGCGGAAGATAATTATTGGCCCCAGAACACGACGGCTTGTTTTAACTATGGGGGTTGCAAGTTTAGAGCCGTTTGCGCCCGCAGTCCTGAAGTCAGGGAAGCCTTCCTCAACGACGAGACCCAGTTCCAAAAAAGAACGTGGGATCCATTAGTGGCAAGAGGTGATGTTTGAAATGCCCGCGCTCTCCGATCACAGTTCAAATGTCACAACAAAGATGCTCTTGTTGGGCGATAGCGGGGTAGGCAAGTCTGGTGCCTTGGCCTCATTGGTAGAGGCTGGATACAATCTCAGAATCCTGGACTTCGACAATGGGCTGGATATCTTGGCCAATGTTCTCAAAGCCAAAAACAAACCCGAGTTGTTGGAAAAAGTCAACTTCCAAACCTGCACCGATGGCTCACGAATATCAGGTATCAACATTGTTCCAACCGCAACTGCCTGGACCCGTGCCATCAAGATCCTTGGAGACTGGCCCGATGGAATTGGAAAAATCGAAACCTGGACCACCCAAGACATCCTGGTCATCGACTCTCTTACTTTTGCTGGAAAAGCTGCTCTTCGATTTATTCTTAATCTCAATGGTCGTGTCGGGGATATTCCTGGTTGGAGCGATTATTTTGCGGCCCAGCAGCTATTAGAAAAGCTATGTGCCTCCCTCTATTCAGATATGGTGAAAGCCAATGTCATCTGCATATCCCATGTTCGAGAGGTCGCCAAAACGCACCAAGAGGTTGATTCGAAAGGGCGGCCGATCACGGTCGAAGAGGAGGGCAGTCGAAAAGGCTATGCAGAAACTGGAGCCGGTAAAGCTCTCTCTCCAGTTATCGGACGGTACTTTAATTCAGTGCTCCTTGTCGATATCGAGGGGACTGGCGCTGGGACTCGTAGAATTATACGAACGGTCCCGCACGAGAACGTGGGTTTGAAGAATAGTTCGCCAGCAGTTGTGAAGCCCAAGTACGGGATCGAGACTGGATTGGCAGAGTATTTTGTGGCCGTGCGCGGAGCACCATCCAATGGCAACCCCACTTAAAATCGAAACCGAACAATCCATCCTTCAGCTCACCGCACTGGGTCTCAGTGCAAAACTCATCCACCGTCAGATAGGAGTAAACCCGCACACAGTATCATATACGCTTCGCAAGCATCATACAACGAAGAGACAACTGAGAATCACCCTAATCGAACAAACATCAAAGGAGTTAGCAATGGCACAAGTGGACTTTTCAAATCTCTTGTCGCAGCCCATGGATCAGATCAAACGGCCCCCGGTCAAGCCAGCGGGCACGTATCATGCCACAATTGCGGAGCACAAATTTGGCAGATCAGCCAAAAAGGGCACCCCATTCGTTGAATTTCAGTTCACTGGGGTTCAACCAGGTGATGACATTGATCCCGAGCAACTGAAAGACACCGATGGGACTCCCATTGATTTGTCCAAGTGGAAACCCAATACCCAGTTTTATCTGACCCAGGACTCGATCTTTCGCCTCAAGGAGTTCATTGAGGTGCTGCAGATTCCGACCAAGGGGCGATCGATGAACGAGGCAATCCCAGAGACCAGGGGACTTCCAGTATTGCTTACTGTATCTATGAAAGCCTCTGAGGATGGCAGTCAATTTTTCAATCGCGTCGAACATGTCACGGCAGGATAATCAGGGCCAGTAATGCGTCCCTGATGAAAGACAGGAGCGGGTCATCCAAGTCCCCGATCCGCTCCTGTTGATTGGAGTCCCAAATGAAAACAATGCCAACAGCCCAAATCCCATTCAATATCCCAAAGCTTGGCCGTATCATCCTCACTCGCAACGACGGTGAGATCCGAGTCGCGGTCTTTGAACTGGACGCTACTGGCAATAATGTCATTGGACTCAGCAGCTATGTTATTTCCAAATCCAATCTGGCAGTCGCAACAGCCGATGCAACTGAGATTCTCAGAGATATCACGTTGGAGTTATTGGATTGACCTTATTCAAACCTTGTATCACTTCGTACGGGCCCAAGGATGCCAAGATAGTATTGTTGGGCGAGGCCCCAGGCGAGAGTGAAGAGATAGCTGGCATTCCCTTTGTTGGTTCATCTGGCCAACTCCTGCATGAACTCTGCAAGATTGCCGAGATCGACAAACGCCAGTGTTATCAGACCAATGTGCTTTGGACCCGCCCGCCCAATAACAAACTGGAGCACTTCCTTGGCACAAGAGATGACGGCAACATTATTAATGAAATGCCCGCACTGTCACCGGGTCGTTTCCTTAGAGACGACTTTCGTCCCGAGTTGGAACGGCTTAGAGGTGAGCTACAATCTGTTCACCCCAACCTCATCGTCGCACTCGGAAACACAGCCTGCTGGGCAGTTCTCAGACAAACCAACATCAGTAAGATCAGAGGAACCATAGTCGCCAGTCCGTATGGGAAAATACTCCCTACGTATCATCCCGCCGCGATTTTTCGCCAGTGGGATCTCCGGCCAGTGGTCATTGCAGACCTGATGAAGGCCAAAATCGAGAGCGAACATGCGCAAATCAATCGTCCCCAGAGGGAAATCATCATCAATCCCAACTTCGAAACTATTGCCGCCTTCCACGCTCAAGCCAAAAACTCAAAAGCAATTGCTATCGATATTGAAACATCTAGAGGCCAAATTACATGCATCGGCTTTGGAATTTCGCGCGCGCTTGCTCTTGTCATACCATTTGTCGATCATCGAATGGGCGATAAGAGTTTCTGGCGCTCCGCAATCGAAGAGGTCGAGGCATGGCGATGGGTCCAACGATTATTGATGTTGCCAAACCCCAAGATATTTCAGAACGGACTGTACGATTTACAATACATTCGGAGGGCCGGACTCTCAGTTATCAATTCACTCCACGATACTATGTTGTTACATCATGCAATGCACCCGGAGCTTTTGAAGGGGCTTGGATTTATGGGCTCGATTTATACGAATGAACCTGCATGGAAGATCATGCGCTCGCGCAGCAGTGATCAATTGAAGAGTGATGATGAATGAACATCCTGATCGCGTGTGAAATATCCGGGCGCGTCCGGGACGCATTCAGGCGCAAGGGCCACAATGCTTGGTCCTGCGACATCCTGGGCTTGGAAGATATTCCAAAGCCCTATGCAGAGTGCCAGCAATTTCCTGAGTTTCACATAAAAGATGATTGCAGGAATGTCATCGGCAACAGATGGGATATGATGATAGCTCATCCGGAGTGTACATTCTTGTGTAACAGTGGGGTCAGGTGGCTATACGAGACCGGATACAAAAGGAACCCGATTCGCTGGGAGGCCATGAAAAACGCAGCGGGATTCTTTGCAACTTTGTTGAATGCACCGATAGAAAGGATTGCAATAGAAAACCCGATCATGCACGGGCATGGGAGGCAGTTGGTTGGAAGAGGGCCTACCCAGATCATTCACCCGTGGATGTTCGGGGAACCTGAGAGCAAATCAACCTGCTTGTGGTTGAAGGGTTTGCCAAGGCTGGTTCCCACGCATCATAACAAGTACCCAGAACAGGCAATATTCCGGATGGGGCCCGGACCACTTCGGTCCTTCAAGAGATCACTCACTTTCAAGGGAATTGCCAATGCCATTGCGGAGCAATGGGGATGAGCAGGATCCAAACCTCAACCCTCTCGCCCAACCTCGATGCGCACACGCAGCATCAGGTTTACAATGGATTGGATTGTTGTCTCACGTTTGAGATATTTGAAACGCTCGAAAGGCAGCTGCAGCAGAAGAATGATCAATCGAACGCGCTCATCTATTCATTTGAACGTGGGATGCAAGCGCCAGCATTGGAGCTAATGGAACGCGGTTGGCTCATTGATCCAATCGAGCGGGCCAACGGCAAGACCCTATTATCCAAGCGCAAGCAGGTGTTGATTGAGATCCTCAATGCATTCGGGCAGGCATTTTGGGACCGGGACTTGAATGCCAACAGTCCCAAACAAATGAAAGAATTCTTCTATGATCGAATGCGATTGCCAGTCCAATACAAAAGCGACAAAGGCGTTCGGACCATCTCGACCAATCGCGAAGCATTGGAAAAACTCTACGACTATTTCTATGCCCGTCCAATCATCAATACAATCTTGGCCATTCGGGAGACTTCAAAGAAACTGTCTGTTTTTGAAACGGAGATATCAAATGATGGCCGAATGCGAACCAGTTATAACATTGCAGGTACAGAGACGGGACGCTGGTCCTCCTCAAGTAGTGCTGATGGTAGCGGGACAAACTTACAAAACATCACCCCAGAGCTGCGTCGAATGTTTGTGGCCGACCCTGCATGGAAATTATGTTACCTGGACTTGGAACAAGCAGAGTCTAGAGTCGTGGGACTCTTGGTCTGGCGTGTGGCGAACGACCCCACTTACCTTGATGCTTGCGAATCCGGCGACCTCCACACAACCACAGCCAGACTCGTTTGGCCAGGACTTGGCTGGACCGGCGAACCCAAAGCCGATCGAGTCCTTGCTGATGTGCTCTTCTACCGTGGCTTTTCTTATCGCGATATGTCTAAGCGTGGCGGGCACGGCACTAATTATTTCGGTACTCCACGAACTATGGCCCGGCATCTGAAGGTCGAGGAGCGGGTTATGGCCCAGTTCCAGGCCAGTTATTGTGGCCCGATCGGCACCCCAGGTGGGGCCTTTCCAGGGATCAGGCACTGGCAGGCCTGGGTCGGCCGGGAGCTATTGCTGCATCAATCCCTGACCACTATCCTTGGCCGCAAGCGCATCTTCTACGGTCGGCCAGGAGATGATGCCACCCTACGCGAAGCCATCGCCTTCGAACCCCAATCAGTAGTCGGTGACATTCTGAACTGCGCCCTCTGGCGTGTCTGGAAACATGAGCCTAGAGTACAGATCCTGGGCCAGGTCCATGACGCGATTGTGTTCCAGTACCCAGACAATCCAACCACCGAATCAGATATCCTAACCAATGTCCTCGCCCTCACCAGAATACCCATCACTGCCAACAACCGCACCATAACCATCCCTTCCGAATGCAAGATTGGCTACAACTGGGCCAACGCAGACCCAGCGCACAAGCTCTATGCCGATGGTAACCCGATGGGGCTGGTGAAATGGGGAGGGCAGGTTGATGGCCGTCATCGAGAAGATCATTCCCAAGCTACAGCTGGCTCATAAGGATTGGATCAATGACTTTCTCGATTACACATCTGGCATACCTAGCCCCGAAATCTTCCGTTTGTGGAGCGCGATAACATGCGTTGCGGGCGCACTCGAAAGACGTGTCTACATCGTGAGTGCTGGGACTCAGGTGTTTCCAACCCTGTATACACTGTTGGTTGGCAAGCCTGGGACTGGCAAAAGCCAGGCGATCCGCCATGTCAACGCGCTCTGGTACGCGACCAAGGATCTCCACGTAGCCAGCCACTCTGTCACAAAAGCGAGCCTGGCCGATGAACTCCACGCGGCCAAGAGATGTATTGTTCCTCCAAATGGAACGCTCATTGAATACCATTCACTTCAAATTGCCGCATCTGAGTTTGGAGTTCTCGTTCCCGCACACGACCTGGAGTTCCTCAATTTCCTCAACGCGATCTACGATAACGATAGCAACTACCGCGAATCCCGACGAACTGGAAATAGAAAAATTGATGCTATCAATCCTCAAATTAATATCCTCGCAGGAACCCAGCCAGCTTATCTAGCCTCATTACTACCTGAGGAAGCTTGGGGAATGGGCTTCATGACACGTATGATCATGGTTTATTCTGGGGAAAAATTTAACATCAGACTTTTTGATAAGGTAACAGCTAACCAAACCCAATTTGGAGTCCTGTTGGATGGTCTCAAATCCCTGCTCAATGCGTTTGGCGAAGCTGATTGGCAACCTGATGCAATGTTCGCGGTTCAGGCCTGGGCCGACTCCGGCTTCCCGCCCGAGCCCGAACATTCGAGGCTCGAATCTTATAACAGCCGCCGGATTCTTCACCTTCTCCGTCTCTGTATTGTTTCTGCTGCTAGTGGCGGTCATTCTCTTTATATCACGTTAGGGGACTTCCATCGAGCATTGAATTGGCTCATCCAAGCAGAGCAAACAATGCCAGACATCTTCAAGGAAATGGTCCAACGCTCAGATTCGCAGATCATTCAAGAACTGCATATGTTTGTTTGGAATCTCTGGATCAAGAGCAACAAGCAGAACATACACTCTGCTAGGCTCTGGAACTTCCTCCAAACCAAAGTCCCAAGTGACAAAATCCAACGCGTTCTAGAGACCGCGATCAGATCCAATATCCTGGACCATGATCCAACCGCCGATACATATCGGCCTAGACCCCGCAGTGAGCACGGGCTCGAATAATCAGGCGTGGACGATGAACCCGAAGGCGTGCCAGCCGAGCAGAAACAATAGAATGAAGATTAGAAACTCGTTCATATAAATGAATGGTCCTGTGACCATACCCCATCGAACGCCCATCCATGAAAGGATGCAGAGTAGCATGATCAACCAAAAAATAAATCCTATCGACATGACTGTTCTCCCTAGTTTGATCTGGTTGCATTTGGTGGCGGTTGTATCAACGAGCGGTTCATCAATAGATCGATCTGGGCCTGCATAGCAGCTAGCCGACTAACCATCAGTTGGTAAGTCTTCTCATCATTCTTATCATGCAGATCGAATTGGCCCTTGGTCACCAATTGTGAATCCTGTTCGCGATTCTCGCGTTCGATCCTGGCAATGTCAGCAGTAAAACGTCGAACGAATTCATCGTGCTCGCGCAGGGATAGGTAGTTGGTTTTGATATCCCTCAGCTCTGCCCTGGGATCAGCCAGTTGCCAAAACCCGCCAATGATCGCGATCAGTAGAATCCCAGTTGGAACATAGTTGCTCCAACTAGCCGCACCTGATGTACTCATGACACATCACGCCGGCTTTGCCATCGCAGAGGCCGCAGAGGTGCCAGCAGGGACAATGGTTTGCGCAGGGATGGCCATAGCCAAGGCCTGGCCTGCAGGGGTTGGTTCAACAATAATACCTTTGACTGGTGATGCTGGATTGGCCGCAATGTCTGCGACAACCGCAACCGCATTCTTTTCAGAGTGCGTGATGAATCCCCATCCAGCTACAATTCCAGATGCAGCCAGTCCAATAAAGGTCTCGCTCGTGATAACACTCATCACCTGATCAGATGTGAACCATCCTTTGCCAACAAAGAAGCCAGCAATGACACCGCCGAATGTTGAGACCAATGAGCGAACGAGGCTTTTGATCTGTTCGGTGTTGATGCTTGATGTGTTCATGAGTTGGGCATCCCCTCAGATGAGGTTGGTGGTGCCTGAGCAACCTTCGTTGTGGCTGTTTGGACCTGACTGCCAATAGTTTGGATGTGCTGGCCAATGGTCTGGAAGAGATCAACACCTGATTTGGTTTTGAATGATTCAATGAGTTTCAAAACCTCCTCGATGATTGGAATGGCCGCATTGGCCCCGACCGATACAGCTGGTGGGACGAATGGCAATCCAGATATGAAGGGTAGGAACTTCTTGATGCCCTCCAGGAAGGCAATGATCTGTGGAATCGGGTCCTGGATCTGTGCGGGGACTGTTGGGACTACTGGAACATCTACCATAGGACTAATTCCCTTTCCTGGCCACTCAGCCACCAGTTGTGATTGCGTGGTATCACCATATACCACGTTGAGATCAATGCCAGTTCCTTTTATGCCGGCAACTTCATGGGGTTCCGGACCAATCCCATCCCCAGTGTATTGCCAGAGCCAGTACTTCGAGTAGCCAGCCGGGACAACAGCATTGGATCCATATTGAGCCAACCAGAGCCGCCGGCTCGTCAGATAGTCATGATCGGTTTGGCTCAACTGCCCAATGGTTTCCTTCAATCGATTGCCAGAATAAATAGCTGCTTCACGACCAATTGCTTGCTCAAGCTGA